CGCTGGACGCTGAGGTTGTACTGCCGCTTCTGCTCCTCGATGGCCTTTGCGGTCGCCTTGAATTGCAGTTTTGCGGCAAATATAGCCGCATCGGCACTGATCCCGGCCGCCTGCAGCATCGCTGCATTGGCATCTCCCGCAGCGGTTACCTGGGCTGATGTCGCCTCCGACTGTTAGACAGAGCCAATGATTGCGCCGCCGATTGCGCCCACTGCCGCTATTGCTCCGCCGATTACTGGTGGGGGCATAGCCTATTCCTCCCTGGACAAGCCAAGAATAAATTGGTCATGGAGTTGGCCGTATTTGGAGAAACTCCTGGTGATGCATCCTTCTTTTTTCATTCCGGCCTTGAGTGCGAAGAGAAGCGCCCTCCGGTTGAAAGCGGGGACTACGGTAATGATCTTCCGGTACGCCGTATTTTTAAAGGCCCATTCGATTGCCATCTTGGTTGAGTCAATCGCCCCTCTTCCTCGTGCGCTTTCGATTATTGCCGTATGGACAATTCCGGTGGTGGCGTTGAACGGGAGCAGGAGAAACACAACTCCTGGGGCAGGGTTGACAACATGGACCTGCTGATTACCGAGGTACAGTTCGGCAATGCTATCTCTCGCTTCGTCGGGCGTATTGTCCTCCGTGATGAACGGCCACACGGAATCATCGGTCAACACCGCCTGGACCATCTCCCTATCTGCCAGGCTACAGCGCACTGAAATCCACCAGCGTCGTGGTTTTGGTAGTGCCGGCCGTGTCGGTGACCGTGACCATGATATCGCCATCATCTCCCGCGCCGGTCCCGTCGGATAGCCAGATTACCGCCTGCCCCTTTGCCGGTGCGGCCGGGTCAGTTGGCCGCGCTTTGAAGTAGGAGGCGCCGGACATATCGTAGAGCGTTGCGAAAAAATAGCGCCACAACTGCGCCATCAGCCCCGTCCGGTCGTACATCGGCACGGTTACCGGCGGGGTAGGCAGAAGCATGCTCATCTCATCCTCTCGATCTCGGCCATCGAGTCAATGACCACGGCCTTTATCGGGTCGCTGATCCGCAACCGGAACACCCTGGTCCTGAAGCTCCCGAGCCTTCGCCAGATTGACCGGTATCCATACTTTCCCATTTTTCCGATACTGACCCACATCTCGCTGCTCCAGGTCCGGGCACCATCATCGGACCACTGCAGCATGGCTTGCGGATCTTCGCCCTGCCCGGAAAGCAATCCTGTCCCTTGCTCGAAAAGTACCTGCAGCGAAGACATGCGTATGGCTGCTCCCTCCGAAGACAACACCTGTGTGGTGCGTTCCCTGACAATGGGGTCCCCTCCATCGGTGTATGTCTCGGTGTCCATGCGGTAGAGTTTGCCGTTCTCGACATCACCAACAATATGGTTGCCGTTGAAATTTGCGTAGCAGTTGGCCCGGTGCCTGGTCATCCCGTAGCTCTTGCGCTGGTGCCACAACCCGGTGACGGTGTCAAATGCCCAAGTCTCGCCCCCCGAGGAGGGAAAAGTCAGAACATAGAACGAATGGCCTCCTTGGCTGTAGGTGTAACCAAAGGAATCGTTTACCGCGGGATAAGTGTTGATCGCTGCTTCAAGGGCATGGGTGGAAATCCTGACCGGCGTAAAATCAACGGCTCGATACACGACATTGTCGTCGCCGAGCCAGAAAACCGAGTTGTCCACCTTGGCCGGGCTGAACCGCGCGGCACATCCGCGCTCGATAAACGCGCCCCCGTAGCGCGTGAATGGGAAATACGACGAGCCAGAGTTGTACCATATCTCGATCGACTTGGTCCCAAACAGCCACAGCTGGCGATGATCATTGACGCAGGCCAAGAGCCGATTACCCGCCGCCCCCTCCGCGGTGGCGAACTGCAGGGCATCGTAGCTGAACCCGTTGTACAGCCCGGATACTCCGAATATTGCGGTCGCGGGCCGGACATAGACGAAATACCCATCAAAGAAGCAGAGCGATGAAGCGTTGGGAAAGTCAGGGTCGGTGATAGCGACCAGCCCCCCTGCCTCGGTGTAGATCACTCCACCGGTCTCGTCCGCTCCAATGAGCTGCAATCCGTTCTGGGCCAGGGACACATGCTCAGCTTGCGTGAGCACCGCCCCGATTTCGCTCGCATTCCCGGCGGCTGAAATTTTGAATAAGGTGCTGCCGCTGACCGCGAAGAGGTATTCATTCAGGACACACATGCCCACTACTGGCAGGTTGGTTCCGAGGTCGGCGAACTCTACCAGGCCAGGTGTGGGCTTGAGCGATACTGGCCCTTCAGCGCCGGGAGCGTTTGCCTCTACATACCAGTTGACGCAGGTCTGCGCCGAAACCGGCAGTGAATCCGAGGCATACGCGGGGCCGATGAATGGTATCTTCATGGTTTACGTGTTGTAGATATTAAACCCGCCTGATCCCGCGCCTACCTGCGCGTTGACATCCACCGGCGCCACTGTCCGCGCGAAATGGGTGCTGATCATCTTTTCTCTGGATGACTTCACCTTGGCCATGTGCTCTGGCGAAATCTGCTTGCCGTACATGGGACAAAGCTCAAACCCAAGATTCCAGCGAATCGCCGCCTCGTAGCCTGGCGGAAACACCGTGGCCAGGTCGGTAGTCAACGAGGTCAGTCTAGTGAAAGGTTCCGGCACCATGATGTGCAGACCGAGGGTATCATTCGGCACCGGCCAGACCAGCAATGTCCCGGTGGGCAGTGTCGCGTCGTAGAACACGCAGGCGGGCGTGCCCGATGCCTGCTTGTCGCTGATCCCATCGTATTCTGCCCTGGAGGTCAGTACCGAGATCGGGGTATCGTTGTTGCTGACATCGCGCAGGAACGCAGAAACTATCCGCTCCGGACGCTGCACATTGAAATCCGCGCCCGGCCCCACGGTATAGGAGTAATCCCCGGCAACCAGGGTCTTGGCCACGTCCTTGTTGATGGCAATTCCGGACTCGACACCGTTCCATTCGGACAGCATGAAATTCAGCGCATCGAGCCCGTCATTGATTTCGTCGCTGGTCGGGACCTCGCCAGCGGCGATAACCCCGATATCCAGCATTGCCTTTTTGATGATGTCTTTGACAGTCATGCCGCCTTAACCTTTTCCGCCTGCAGTTTGAGCAAGTCATCAATGATTTCCGGTGCCGATTTGTCCTCGGCGTACTGGACACCGAACCATTTCATTGCCCACTCGGCCCGCTCGTCCACCTTCATGCGGGTGATGGCGGTCTTTGACAGTTCCTTGAACTCGTCTCCTTCCTCGGCCTTTTCCTCATGGCACTTGGCCGGGCTGTCGTGCCACTCGCCGGTTTCCAGGTGCTCCTGGTATTCCTTCCTGTCGCTGAACAGCTTCGCGCCGTGTTCCCGGTGATAGAGATACGCGGCCCAGGGCGGGGGCTGCTCCTTGGGCGCTGCTGTCCTGCTTACCAAGATTTCTTTTTCGTCCATGTGCGTTCACTCCTTGCGCTGGTTGGTGAAGCGCCGAGGAAGAAACGAACCCCCCTCGGCGAGTTTACTGGATGGATGTCCCGGTTATCCCATCAGCCGGCAGGCGAGATTTGCATCCAGGGTCTTGACGCCCCACATGATATCGAGCCGGATGATTTCCACGTCGGTCTTGATATCGAATCCCTTGAGGATACGGATACTCAGGCCGTTATGGGTGACGCGGGCCTTGAATGCGGCCGAATCGGGAAGGACAAGCGGAACCGTGACCAGGCCGAAGGCGTTGTTGTGGAACGCCATATTGGCCCGGTGGCTGGCGACCACCGTGATAACCGCGTCGTTGGCCGGCGAGTTGGAAACGGTCTTATACGGACCCGTTACCGTAATCGGCGGGGAGATGGCGATAGTGGCCGGGCCGGTAGTGGCGCCGGATGCGCAAGTAGCCGTGCAGACGAACTGCTTCAGGACGCCCGTGGATTCCTTGCTGACCGGGTTGACATGGTAGACCCCGGCGATGGTGAAGATATCGCCAGCCACCAGAATTCCGGCGGTATCGTTCGTCCAGCCGTTCGTGACCAGGGAAGAACCGGTCTGGCTGGCGCCGTCGACCAGCGGCGTACCGGTAGCCACGCCCTTGGTGTGGTACTGGACGTTCTGGTCCTTCATGATGTCGAAGTCGGCCAGCTCTGCCAGCAAGCCTTTCTGGGCCTTTTTGCTGACATCGGTGGTGTAGAGGTTCTTGAACGAGTCGGCCATCTTCCAAGCCGCGTTCGGGTTCAGGACCATACGCCGGTCGTTGCCTGGAACGGCGTTATTGTCCAGGATGGTTGCCGCGTCGCCCAGGTCGGAGAATGCCGACGGGGTGGTGCCAGGCGTACCGGTGGCATTGTACACATCCTTGTAGAGAGCGCACAGCGAGGTATCCAGGTCGTTGGCCAGCTTGATCACCGCCGGCTGGATATACTTCTTGCTGTATTCCTCGATATTGAGGGTGAGTTCCTGGCTGGAGAACTGCCAGGCCACGTTCTTTCGCTTGTCGATGGTGAACGTGGTGCTCTGCTCGGACACATCCTGGATGACGCTGGAGATATCCGCGCCGTCATTGGAATCGAACTTAACAGGCTTCGGCACTGTGACGCTGGCGCCTTTTTTCACAAACTCGTTCTTGTAGTCCCGGTGAACCTTGTTGGCCATGACGCAGTTGTTTTCCAGCTGCATCAGGGCTTCCTGAGCAATTACGGTGGGGGTGAGTAAGGTGTTACTCATAACATTACCTCTTTATGTTTATGCGCCCCTATTTCCCGCCGTTCCGCCGCCATTCACGGTACTCTTCCGTGTTCATTTCCTCCGGCCGCTTCTTGACGCCGCCGGACGGTTTGACAGGGTTCAGTGGTTCAGGTGCGCTTGATTGTCGTTTGGGTGCTGCTGCCTGCTTTTCCTGGGTTGATCCAGCCGGCTTGATAAACCGCGCCTCGATGAGGGCGATCTCCCGCCCAAGCTGGACCGGGTTCAGCGACGACAATCGCGCGACTTCTTCAGGGTTGGAGTTGAAATGATAGGCAAGATCGGCCGGGACCTCGGAATCAATGATTGCATCAACGAGGTTCTTATTTACATCGGGGCCGTTGAACGGCGAGTCCGGGCCAAACACGACTTCATCGAAATCGCTGTACTTGGTCTTGTCCGTGTTCAACCGCTCCCAATATTTGGCGTTGCGGTCCTGGTCCTGCTTTACCGTCTCTTCTTTCCTCCTAGCGTCCTCGGATTCCTGTGCCTTCCGCGCTTGTTCTGCCTCTTTTTCCGCAAGCTCCTGGCGCAACTCCTTCTTGGCCGCGTATGTCGCCTTGGCCACGAGGTAGTCATCCATGTCCTGGAAATCTTCCGGCTTTGGGGGCTCTTCGGTGGTCGTCTGGCCCTCTGCTTTCCCAGCCGCCGGGCTCTCGCCCTTGGGCTTTTCCAGCGCCGCCAGTCGTTCCCGTAGTCCTTTCGCTTCGGCTACAGCTGCCGACTCCCGGCGTTCCGCTTCGCGGCGATGGTAGGTCAACTCGTCAATGCGCTGCTGGACCGGATCGGCCTTGGGAGTACGTTTCTTGTCGTCGTTTCCGGGGCTGGCCTGGTCCCCGTCGTCATTCTTTGCGGCCTCAACTGCAGGAGACTCGCCGGGCTTCGGCGTCTTCGGCTCCTTGGCTTTTGCTGGTTCCTTGTTCGGTGCGCTGCCCTTTTTCTCCCCGCCCTCGTCTCCGCTCCCCGCCGGGTCACTGGTTTCCGACACCACGGACTCGCTGGTCTGCGAGCCTTTAGCGTTGAACGGATCTTCGTTGAGGTCGTCTGTGGCAACGATTGCTGTTTCCTGTCCCATGGTGCGCCTCCTTGGCGTTGTTGCTGCCCTGCGATAGCCCCGCAGGTTGGGCTTTTACGGAAGATCAAAAAAAAAGGGCGACAAGGTTACGGAACACTTCCCCGAAAGGAAGGCACGCAGCCCCGTCGCCCCTGATTGGTGGTCGTCCGGTGGTTACGCTATGTCAAAACGGTGCTACTCTTGAGGCGTCAGGGCCTCCTGCACTCCATATCTGGCCATGACGTAGACCAGAAGATTGCTTAACTCCAGCGGTGAAATCTTGATCTCGCCCACGCTGCCGTCGTTGTTGAATTTTCCGGTGCGAAGATGGTAGGCTGACACGATTTCAACCACAGTTCCCTTTGTCATTGGCCCTGCGCTTGGTAACATGCCCTCAATCATCGCCTTGCGGAAACTGCCCGTGTCGATTATCTGCGCCGCCATGCCCATCTACTTTTCCCCTTCATGCTCCACCTTGATGGATATTTCGAGCCTGATTGCCTTCAGGTCAGGCCTGTGCTCTTCGATGATGGTTACCCATGCCCCGCCTTTCTGCTGGTCGCACAGCTGCTTGATACAACTGGCCAATACCCTGGCTTCGTACTCTACCATCGCCGCATCCCCGCCGTCGGCATTTCGTTGCTCGGCTCTTCCTGCACGCGCGGACCTGCAGCGGGCGGTTGGTCGGGCGAAACGATGGCGTGCAGGCTATGCTCATTGGCAAATGCGACCGCCTCCAGTTTGGCCTTCTCCGCCCTCGCCACCTTCTCGGAATGCTCTGCTTTCTTGTTCT